CGTTGGTGAAGAATATAAAGATAAAGACCATACTGGAAAGGGGCTATGTCCAATATATTATAATTCAAGAAAACATTCATTTTCTTCTACTGAACTCAAGGAGAGAATAAAAAATGACTAACTTTGCTTTTGGTAAAACTGGATTACAATTAAGGTTTAATTTTTCTGAAAAAAGTGAAAATTTTAAATCAGCTGACCATTGTAAGTTATTAATAAACCTTGCTTATAATAATCCTAAAGATAATTTTTACATAATAGGTCAAAACAATTTAAACAAAATAAATATAGAACTTAAAAAGAAACTTTTCCCTCACAATAATGTTTATAATACATTAGAAAATGCAAATAAAGATTTAGATAAGTTATATGAATCACCATTGATATGGTTAAATAAAAATCAAGTAAATTTAGATTATGCAATCATTGGTGGTGGCCCAACACTTAATGTAAATATTCCAAATAAAATTTATATCAAATCTGGAACATTAGGAAGACCTTTGGATTCTGCTAAAAGAGGAGTTGCACCTATAATACATACATTAAACGAAACAAACATAGATTGGGTTTCTTTAGCTGATGACCCTCGTTGTTTAAATACTTGTGTTGCAAAGGACTTATTTAATAAACCAAAGAAAATTTTATCTCAAATTAATACTGAAATATTATCTGAAAGTATCAAATCTTATGAAAATCAAGAACTAATAAAAACAAAAATAGATGTTTCATACTCAAATATTGAAATGGCTTGTAATTTAGATGAAAAGATATATTTTTTAGATGATTCTTGGAAAGAAAGAAAAACATCAGTTGGTATGGTTTTAAATGAAGCAGGAGTGGATGAAAGATTAAATACTAAAAAATTATCAAACGGACACAGACCAAGATATCCCATACTAAAGAAATGGTTATTAGATAACTTTGATAATACTTGTATATATGGTAAGTGGCACGAAGATATTATGAAAAGTAATATTGCATTTAAAGGATTTATTGATAGACCAACATTATATCCAGAAATGAAAAAATGGAAACATAGTTTTTGTGTTCCTATTGACAAAGGTTGGGCAACAGCAAAATATCTTGAGTATCTTAAATGTGGAATATCACCATTTATGCACCCAGAATATGATGACCAAAAAAATACAAACATTCAAAATTTTTATAGAGTACAAAGTGTTGAAGAAATAAAAGATAAAATTGATATGAATGACAATATACACATTGAAGAGATTAATAAAGGTATTAAGAATTGTCTTTCTGATGAATATGTTTCTGGTCAGAAAATAAATGATGACATATATGAATCATTGGGTCTGAAAAGAAATATAAAAAATAAACTAAGAGATTTGTGGACTTCTCAGGCTGTTGGAAGTTTAGATGGATTTATGGATTGACAAATATAAAAAAATATGGTACAATGTTGAAAAGGAGATTTGAATGCCTGATTTTTTAAAAGAAGTTATCAAAACAACTGGTAACGAATATGCATCTTTAGTTTCAGACGGAGTTGGAGCTGGTGATGTAGATGAATTTATTGATACTGGGTCATATGCTTTAAATGCATTATTATCTGGTTCAATAAATGGTGGACTTCCAGCAAATAAGATTACTGCAATTGCTGGTGAAAGTGCAACTGGTAAAACATTTTTTCTGATGGGTATGTGTAAAAACTTTCTAGACAAAAATCCAGAGAGTGGTGTCATATACTTTGAAAGTGAAAGTGCGATTACTAAACAAATGATTATTGATAGAGGTATTGACCCATCAAGAATGGTTATACTTCCAGTAACAACAGTACAAGAATTTAGAACTCAATCATTGAAAGTTCTAGATAGTTATATTAATCAAGAAGAATCTATTCGTAGACCATTATTTCTTGCATTAGATTCACTTGGTATGTTATCAACAACAAAAGAAGTTGAAGATACTGCTGAGGGAAAAGAAACAAGAGATATGACTCGTGCTCAAGTTCTTAAAGCTGCATTTAGAGTGTTGACTTTAAAACTTGGTAAAGCAAAAGTACCTATGGTTGTAACGAATCACACATATGATGTTGTTGGTTCTATGTTTCCAACAAAAGAAATGGGTGGTGGTTCTGGATTAAAATATGCAGCTTCTTCTATTGTATATCTTTCTAAAAGAAAAGAAAAAGAAGGAACAGAAGTTGTAGGTAATATTATACATTGTAAAAACTTTAAATCAAGACTTACCATTGAAAACAAAATGGTAGATGTTAGACTAACATATAATAAAGGTCTTGATAGATATTATGGATTACTTGAACTTGCAGAAAAATATAAAGTATTCAAAAAAGTTTCAACAAGGTATGAATTACCAGACGGTTCAAAACAATATGGTAAAACTATATTGAATGACCCAAAGAAATATTTCACTAAAGATGTTATGGCCATCTTAGATGAATGTGCAAAAAAGGAATTTAGATATGGTGGAACAGAAAGCGTTGAAGAAAGCGAATGATACCTCAAAAAGATATTTAGGTAATATCGCAGATAGTTATGTTTTCTTAGAAAACAAATCAAAGTCACAACAAGATTGCATTGGTATTAAAGGTGGTAGATATGATGGTGTTGTATTCAAGTTTGGAAAGATTGCATCAGTACAAGACTCACAAAACCAAGGCTTAGAAGCAGTTCTTAAATTTCAATATACAGTTGTTGATTACAACGGATTGAAAGAAGAACATTTGAATATAGATTTCAAAAATCTTCTAGGTGATATACTTTGTGATATAGTAGATAAACATTATTCAGAGGGGGTAATTAGTGGTACAAAATCAGACGATAGAAGTAACGACACTAAGTCAGTTATTGAACAATGAACAATTCAATCGTAAGGTAACACCCTTTTTAAAGAAAGAATATTTTAAAGATAGAAGTCAACAGATTGTCTTTGAAGAAATAAATGACTTTGTAGAGAAGTATTCTAAACCTCCAACTCAAACTGTTTTAGAAATAGAACTTCAAAACAGAAGAGATTTATCAGATACTGAACATACTAGTGCATTAGAACTTTTAAAATCACTTGATAAGTCAGAGGTTGATTACGATTGGTTGTTGAAAACAGTTGAACAATTCTGTAAAGACAAAGCTGTATATAATGCAGTTGTTGATAGTATAAAAATAATAGAAGACAAAGATAAGAACAACACACCAGAATCTATTCCAAGTATATTATCAGATGCACTTTCAGTATCATTTGACAATCATATTGGACACGATTATATTGATGAGTCTGAAAATAGATATGAATACTATCATAAAAAAGAAGATAAAATATCTTTTGACTTAGACTACTTTAATAAGATTACTAAAGGTGGTTTACCTAATAAAACATTAAATGTTGCACTTGCTGGTACTGGTGTAGGTAAATCATTGTTTATGTGTCATATGGCTGCATCAACTTTGATGCAAGGTAAAAATGTTCTTTATATTACATTAGAAATGGCAGAAGAAAAGATTGCAGAAAGAATAGATGCAAACTTAATGAATATATCTATTGATGATTTACACGAACTACCTAAAAAGATGTTTACTGATAAGATATCAAGTATATCTAAAAAGACAAATGGTAAATTAGTAATTAAAGAATATCCAACTGCATCTGCACATAGTGGACACTTTAAAGGTTTAGTAAAAGAACTTGCACTCAAGAAATCATTTAAACCAGATATCATTTTTATAGACTATCTAAATATTTGTTCATCATCTAGGTTTAAAGGTAATGCAAGTATAGGTTCATATTTTTATATTAAGGCTATTGCAGAAGAACTTAGAGGGTTTGCAGTTGAATCAAATGTGCCGATTGTTTCTGCAACACAGACAACGAGAAGTGCATACACTTCAACAGATGTAGGATTAGAAGATACATCTGAAAGTTTTGGATTGCCTGCAACTGCTGATTTAATGTTTGCATTAATATCAACAGAGGAACTAGAGGATTTAAATCAGATAATGATTAAACAATTAAAGAACAGATATAATGACCCTACAATGAATAAAAGATTCATATTAGGAATAGATAGAGCAAAGATGAAGTTATATGATGTTGAACAAGTCGCACAAAAAGATGTGTTAGACTCTGGACAGAATGAACCAGTCTTTGACAATACTGGTGTTGGAAAAAGATTAGGAGAGAAGTCTTATGAAAAGTTTTCCGACCTCAAAATATAAAAAGTACAAGGTTAAATATTTTGTTGATGTGGAATGGAGAGATAAAGCAGCTTGCTATGTTGTTATTGAATTACCGACAAACGATGTTGTCCAAATATTTAAATTCAAGGAAGACGCTGAAGAAATGGTTTCAACTCTAATGACTATAAGACCATTTGGTAGAGAACCTTTACCAAAATTCTTAAAGGAAAATGTATGGTAGATGATCCAGTAAAAGACCACCCACCAATATGGGGTAAAGAAGGTAGACAAATATTATTCAAAGAGAGATATCCAGTTGTTCTCAAAACATATGACAAATGGAAAACTCTTAACCCTATATTAGAAAAGTTTATCAGACAACAAGGTGATAGAATAAATTACAAGTCAAATGTAAAAGCACAAATGACTGAATGGAATATGCAATTAGAAGCTGGTGGTGAACATTTTCAAGAACTAGTAAACTGGGTAAGAGAAATTTCAATAGAAGTATCACCAGTACAATTCATTCCAGATTGTTACGATTGTTGGGGTGCAGTATATAAAAAGGGAGAATATACTGTATCCCACGACCATTGGCCTGCGATATGGTCTTGGACATACTATGTTAATGTAACTAGTCAATGTTCACCATTAGTATTCACAAACACAGATTATAAAGTACAACCGTCAAACGGATTACTGGTGATGTTTCCAGGCTGGGTAAAACATAAAGTACCACCACAAGAAATTGACTTTGAAAGAGTTATGGTTGCTGGTAATTTAAATGCAAGAACTGGAATGTTTTAAAGACTTGACAAATTTCAATTTATAAATATAGTAGTAATAGAACTATGGAAAAATTGAAAAATGTTAACATTTAAAGAATTTTTATTAGAAGATAAACAAGGCAAAAATCTACACCTTGAACACTTGGAAGATGAGATACTCAACTTTGGTGTCGGTGGGGGTAGAGGTGCAATTAATTTTCTACAATCATTAAGAGATATGTTATCTGGGTCATCTAAAGGTTCAGTTAATATGACTGTTAAGTGGGACGGGGCCCCTGCTATATTTGCAGGCATTGACCCATCAGATGGCAAGTTCTTTGTCGCAAAGAAATCAGTATTTAATGTAAATCCAAAGTTGTATAAAGAAGAATCAGAAATAGATGTTTCTGGTGATTTAAAAGACAAGTTTGCAATCGCATTAAAAGAATTTAAAAAATTAGGAATTAAAAATGTTATTCAAGGTGATTTAATGTTCACCAAGAAAGATTTAAAAAAGGAGAAAATTGATGAACAAACCTTTATTTCTTTTCAGCCTAACACTATCGTTTATGCTGCACCTATGGGTTCTGAACTTGCTGGACAAATCTCTAAATCACAAATTGGAGTTGTATGGCACACCACCTATGAAGGCGATAATTTGCCATCAATGTCAGCAAAATTCGGTGTGGATATAAAAGGATTAAAAAATATAGATAGTGTATGGATGGATAATGCTTCATTTAAAGATGTTTCTGGTAAAGCAACTTTTACTCAATCAGAAACAGAAGAAGTAACATTATACTTATCAACAGTTGGTAAGATTTTTAGACGAATAAATTCATCATTGTTAGAGAAGTTTATTAGACTTCAAAATTCAATGGTAGGGAATTTGTCTGGTGCTAGTCTGAAAACATATAATAATTTAAAAGTAAGACAAGGACAAACTATCAAAAATGTAAGGCAACACGCTCAAGGATATCTTGACCATATTGCAAACCATTTTGATAAGAATAAGGACAAAGTAAAGACACTCGGAGCAAAAGAAAAGATTGAAAGAAATAAGAACGAGTATCTGAGAGAGTTTAAGAAACATATCAGAAATATAGAAAGTGTCATTTCTTTTCAACAAGCCCTTGTGGCCGCAAAGATGTTAATTGTTAAAAAGTTGAATTCAGTTAAACAACTGACGGACACCTTTATAAAAACGAAAAATGGATTTAAGGTTACAAATCCAGAAGGTTATGTCGCAATTAATAATGATGGTAAGGCCGTAAAACTTGTTGATAGAATGGAGTTTAGTTTTAATAACTTTACTGCAATAAAGAATTGGGATAAGTGATGTTAAGATTTAGACAGTTCATAAGTGAAAGAGTTGATACTACTGCAACTGCATCAATAACAGAACTTTTTCCAACACTTGCATTTAATTTAAAATTTAAACCATCATCAGTTGAAGATTTTAAAAAGTTTTTATATAAATTAGATTTAAAAAAAGATAAAAATTCTTTTGTAGTAGATGCAAATAAGAGTGCTGGTGTTGCAGTCATTGATTCATTGACTTCATTACCAGAAAAACTAGTAAAAACAAAAATAGAAAATGCAATAGGTATTACAAATTACTTGTATGATATTAATAGAACTAAAAAGATAAAAAAAGTAGTTTGGGGATATAGACAAAAACCATCTGGTATTCCAAAAAATCACGCTGGTGATATTTTTATATTTTTTTCTAATGGAGATACACTAGGAGTTAGTTTAAAAGCTGGTGAAAAGAAATCTAAAGAACCATTACTTAATAGTTATGTAAGTACACAATATAAAAAATTAAATAAAGAAAGTGAGATTAAAAAACTAGAGGATGATTTGTGGGATAGTGTTTATTCAAAAATACCTGGCATAGATAGTATTGCTAATAAAAATAACTATATGTCAAATAAGAATGGTGTTAGACAATTATACTTAGATTTTTTTGTTGAAAATGAAAAAGGAGCAAATGAATTGTACACTATAATGTTAAAAGTATGTAGAGAACATTTTTGCGATATAGTAAATTCATTAAGTTTAGATGAATTTAAAGATTGGGTTAAAAATAATTTTAATTTACAAGATGCAAAAGAAAAAATTCCATTAATTTTAGTTAAAGCTGTAGGTAAAACAGCAGAACAAAAGAATGATGACCTTGCATCTTTATTACCACTTATTAATAATTTTAAAGCATATTTAAATAAAAGTTCAGTTCAAGAGTGGTTAATTGATATTGAAACACCAGAGGAAAAGAAAACAATTAAAATGAATATTAGAAGTGATTCTGGTGTAAGAGCTGGTAAGAAATTAGCAAAACTTGGTAGACTTGGTAAATTTACTTCACTTAAATTGCAATATAACGGATTGATTTAATGAAAACATTTAAACAATTTATAGAAGCACCAAGAATACCTAGAAAGAAAGGTCAACCAGCAGGGTCTGATAAACATTCTGATTTATATACAGATGAGAATCCTAAAGGTACAATACACGGACTAGGATTTAAAGATGAAAAGACTGCAAGGGCAAGTATAAAGAAAATAAATAGTAGTGATAAAAAACACGCACATAAAATACAAGCTGCGATTGCAATGGAACAAAGAGCAAAAGTTGCTGGTAAAACTAAAGAGGCTGCAATCTATCGTGCTTATATAGAGAAGATGAAAAAGAAAACAAAGGAAATGAACAAATGAAGACATTTACAGAGTTAAAAAAGTATGTTATGGATTTGGATAACGATGTAAGAGATATGTATTCTGTTGACCAAGAAGTTGTTGAGATTATGGATAAAGAAAATCTTGATGAAGTAACTGCAATTTCTAAGTTTATACAAAGAGCAAGAAAAGCAGGAAGAAAGTTAAGAGCTAAGTCTGCATTGTTTTTAAAGAAAAGAATGAAATCTCTTAAAAGGTATAAAAAACCAGAAGCAATTAAAAGAATTGCAAGAAAGAAAGCAATAGATTTGTTAGTGCAAAAGATATACAAACTTCCATATAGAAGTTTACCTATGCAGAGAAAAGCACAGATAACTCAAAACTTTTTATCTAAACCGAATGTTAAAAAGAAAATTAATAAGATTGCGAAGAAACAAGAAAGAAAAGTAAGAATTGCAGACAGAGAGAGAATTGCAAAAATGAGAGCAAAAAAATGATGGAAGATGGCCCTATGAAAGAACACATTAATAGAAGTAAAGAAGGTGTAATTGTTGCAAAGTATATCACTTACACTTTAAAAAATGGTATGTTGGTAAAAGATGTTAGTACGAGAAAATATATGAAATCATCTAAAGGTGATTACATAGATACATCTAGCAGTGAACCAATAGTAGAGGTGGGAAATGAAACTTAGAGAGTTATTAGAAGAAGAGGTATCAAGAAAAGATATAAATGATTTAGAAAAATTTGCAGATAGAATATTAAAAAAATATGGAGTTGATATAGAATTTACTAAACACTTTGTAGATAGAATGAATGACCCAAGAAATAGTCCAGAGATAAAAGTATCTGAATTACAAAGGTTTTTTAAGAAGATTCAAAAAAACAAAGCAAAGAATATAATAAACAACCCAGACATACAAGCTGTTTTAAAAGATATGTCAACTAATTTAAATTTACCAGTTGTTATTAAAACAAAAGGTAATGAAATAGAAGTAACAAACAAGACTATTATGAGAAAACAAAACTTCAAAACACCTAATAAGGTTATTAAGTACGAATCGTTTAGAACTTTTTCAGAAGCAACTGAATCAGTTATATTTACATTTGGTAGATTTAATCCACCAACAACTGGCCACGAAAAACTAATAGAAAAAGTTAAGAAGATTGCTGGTGGAGATGATTATTATATATTTCCATCACATTCTCAGAACAATAAGAAAGACCCTTTACCACTTGCAAAGAAAGTTGCATATATGAGAGATATGTTTCCAAAACATAAAAGAAACATAATCGCAAATAACAAATTAAAAACAGTTTTAGATATTGCAGTTTACTTTCACCAACAAGGTTATGTAGAATTAAATATGGTGGTAGGTTCGGATAGAGTTGCAGAGTTTAAAAAACTATTGACAACATATAATGGTCAAGAAAAACGACACGGTTTTTATGATTTTGATACTATTAATATTTTTAGTGCAGGCGAAAGAGACCCAGATGCAGAAGGTGTTACTGGAATGAGTGCATCTAAGATGAGGGCAGCTGCAACTAATAATGATTATGATACATTTCAAAAAGGATTACCACGAGGTTTTAAAAATGGTAATCAATTATTCAAGGATGTGAGGAAAGGTATGAACTTAAAAGAGAATTCAAAATACTCTGATGAAGAAATTGAAAGAGATTTATATGTCAGAGGTGCAATCTATCAAATCGGAGATTTAGTAGAAAATATAAATGATGGAACTAGTGGTGAGATAATTAGAAGAGGTACTAACTATGTGCAATACACAGATGGTGAAAATGTGCATAAAGCATTTCTTCATTCAATAAAAGAAACAAAAAAAATAACAAAAACAAAACAAGACTCAGATATAAAAGACAGTCCAGGCTCTGAACCAGCAAAGTATTATGCAAAAGGTGTAGGTGATAAAAAAGGAATGTCTGTATCTACTAAAAAGGCAAGAGATGCCCATTTTACAAAGGGAGCGAAAATGGACGATGATAACCCAAATGCATACAAACCAGCGCCTGGTGATAAAGATAAGAAAACTAAACCATCACAATATACTAAAAAGTTTAAACAGATGTATGGTGAAGTTTCAGAAAAAAGAATAGACCCAGCAGATGTTGATGATTTTGCAACAGATGATGATATTAAAGCTGCAGATAAAAATATTATGATGCAGTTAAGAAAGTCTGTATCTTTACGAGGTAATTTTCCAGTACAATTTATGGATAAGAAGAAAGTAAAAGTTTCATCTAAGATTGCACAAGCAGTTCAATCAAAATATGATTCTATGAAAAAAGCATCTGATAAAGAAAAATTTCAGAGTAAAATTTCTAAATCATATAAAGATTTATTAAAGGCATTAAAAGAACAATTAGAAGTTGACGAGAGTTTATGGGCAAACATTCATAAAAAAAGACAAAGAATAAAACAAGGTTCTGGTGAGAAGATGAGAAAGAAAGGTGAAAAGGGAGCACCCACACCAGCACAATTACAAAGAGCAAAAGGTGAAGAAACTGATATAAAAGAAATGCCTTATTATAGAAAAATCTATGATAAGATACATCAAATGACTCACCCTAGAGGTTATGATAGGATACTTAAAATGTACATACAAATGCATAAACAAGGACATAGAAATCCTGCTCAAGCATTAGGACAAATGGTAAAAGGTGTTGATGCAAGAGATGTTGCATATTACATTAATGGTTTAGTAAAAAAAGGTAAATTACCATCTAACCTTGCAGCTAAAGTTGATTTTGAAATAGATGAATCTGTAAATCTTACTGAGAAGATTGCTGGTCTTGTTAAGAAATCACAACAAACTGGTGTTCCTTATGGTATTCTAAAGAAGAGTTATGATAGAGGACTTGCAGCTTGGAAAACTGGACACAGACCAGGCACTACTCCACAACAATGGGCATTTGCAAGAGTGAACTCAATGTTAACTGGTGGTAAAGCAGACCCAGATTTACAAAAACAAGCAAGAGCATCTAAAAAGAAAAAGAAGAAAGAATCATATGAAATAGGAGAACCTTATGCTAGACATACATTTGATGTTACACCAGGCCAAGATTATGAACAGTCAGTCAAGTCAAAGGTTGCGAGTGAATCCAACATACAAGACTGGTTTGAAAGACCGTCTACTAGAAAAGAGTATCAAGAAAGATACAAAGATGAATGGGAAGAAAAACTCCAAGAAACCTATAATCTTATGAGGTCAAAGATTTCTAAAGATGATTTAGAAGATAAATATATAGAGAAATTAGACATAGTAGAATCTGAATATCAAGGTCGTAAAGTTAAGTTAAATGACCCATTTAGACTACCTAGTGGAAGTAATAAAAAATTTGGTGTTTATGTGAAAAATGAAAAAGGTAATGTAGTTAAAGTGACTTTCGGCGATCCAAATATGGAAATAAAAAGGGATGACCCTAACAGATTAAAGAGTTTTAGAGCAAGACATAATTGTGATAATCCTGGCCCAAAAACAAAGGCACGATACTGGAGTTGTTATCAGTGGAGAAAAGGTGCAAAGGTTGATAATTAGGAATAAATATGACAACATATAGAAAAACTATGACAGAGATGTATCAACAAGTTAGGGAAAGAACACTGACTCCAAATGAGTTGAAACGCAGAGAAGAGATTGCAAAAGATTTACCTTTAAAAGATTTTGAAAAAAGATATGGTAAAGAAAAAGGTATGCAAGTTAAAATGGCAGTTGCAACTAAAATGGCAAAAAAAGAATCTTTTGAACTTGATGAAGTATCAATGACGAATCCTCAGTCATTGTCATTAACAACAAAAGATGCCCTTGTTGTAAGAGCAAAACAACTTAGAGAAAAGGGACTTGGTTTGAAAGCAAGAATAGAAATTGCAAATAAAATTGAAATTAAATCACCATCTTTATTTAAGTATTATCGTGAATTAGAAAAAAAAGGTATTAAAAAGGGGCCTGAAGTTAAGAAGTTTGATAAACAACTTATGTCTGCACTTGCAAAGAAGTTTGGACAAGATATTGCAAAGAAAACAGAGAAGGCACTAAAAGAAGAACTTAATGAAGATGGACATAGTGATGTTCCATCAATGATTAGAAAATGTAAAACAGTTATTGAAGATGCAAATGAGATTATGAGTAAACTAAACTCTATGGACAAGGAAGGTTCACTACCAACTTGGTGGACTAATAAACTTGCAGTTGCATCAAACAGTATGAATAAAATGAGAGATTATATTCTGAACCCTATTGAAGAAAGTGTTATTATGGAAAAAGAAGGTGATTTAGAGGATATGAAAAAAGTTGTTGAAGAACTTAAAGGTGCATCTAAAAAACATTTAAGTCAGGCAGTTCGTATTGATAGATTAGATTTAGAAAACAAAACACTAGATACTATTTGTGATGAATTAAGAGCTGCATCTAAAATGCATTTAGGTCAATCCAAAAGAGTTCAATCGCATATTGGTATGATGGAAGGTGATGCTACTGATGCCGCCAAAGAATTGATTAATAGAGAAAAAGAGAGAATGAAAGATAAACACGACACAATTATGCAAAGAGCAAAAATTAAAGATGTTACTGATGCAAGTCGTGATAAACAAGGAGAAAATTAATGACAAAGTATTTTGATACAAAAAATGGAACTTTGGAAAATGCCGTGTTATCTATTTACGAGAAAAAATTAGACCCAGTAAATAAAGACGCTGTAAAGAAAAAGTTTGACGATAGAAAAGATAAAGATATTGATAATGATGGAGATGTTGATTCAAGTGATAAATTTCTTCACAAGAAAAGAAAAGCAATATCTAAAGCAATGAAAAAAGAAACTGAAAAGGAATCAAAAATGTCTAAGAATGAAAACGCATATTTTAGAGTTGATACTATGAGAGATGCTCTAAAAAAAGTATGGAGTGATTCAGTAAAAGAATCTGACGCTTATGAGAATGATAGATTTATTGTTAAAGGTGGTAAGGTTAAAAAAGATAATTCAAATACGCCTAATAATAAGAATCACATTTTTGCCCCTAATGCTAAAATTGCTAAACAACTTCATAGTCAAGGTAAAAGAGTTTATAAAGAATCATTAGAAGAAAATAAACTAGAAGATTCACCTAACCCAGCCAACCATTGGCATATGTGTGCAAAAAATGTAGTACACGAAAAATGGGGTAGAGGTAATACAATACACTCAATGCACGCCGACCCAGATAAAAAAGGTATGGTTGAATGGTATGATATTTGGTTTCAACACGGAATTGAAAAACAAGTTCCAACTAAAGACTTAGAAATAGTTCACGAAGAAGGACACGAAAACCATAAGAAAGACAAAAAAGACAAAGAACTTATCAAAAGTAAAAAAATGAATAAAACTATGACTGGTAAACCAATGTCAGATATTGAAACTTCTAAAGAAGAAAAAAAATCTGCATAGGGTTGACAAGCTACGATAGTGTGTTATAATAACAGAATGAAAAGAGAGGTAAAGTGAAAAATTTTTATGATGTTTATAATTCTACATTAAGCGAGAAAGAGGAATTACCAACACTATTTTGCGATATGGATATGGTGTTGGTTGATTTTTTAGGAGGTGCCGATAAAGAAGTCGGTCAAACCTTTGTAAAAATGGATAATGCAAAAAGATGGGCAACTATTCACAAGAATAAATCCTTTTGGGAAAACTTAGAATGGATGCCTGGAGCAAAGAGATTATGGAGTTTCGTTAATAAATATGGTTCACATATATTATCTGCATATTCAACAAAAGATAGTAATTGTGTGCCTGGTAAAATGAAATGGTTGAGAAAGAATTTGAGTTTAACACAGAGAAGCCGTATACATTTAGTAAGGCGTTCTCAAAAACAAGATTTTGCAATGACAAACAATAAACCTAATGTTTTAATTGATGACCACGCTAAAAATATTAAAGAGTGGAAATCAAAAGGTGGTATCGGAATACATCATATGTCTGTGAGTACAACATTAAACGAATTGAAAAAATTAGGTTATAAATAGTTATAAAACTATAAGGAGAAAACAATGAGTTTATGGAGTATGAATGATGGCTCCGCTTTATCTGGTACTCACACTTACACGAATGGAAGTGCGATTGTACAAGCTAATGCAAGTGGAGCATACAAAACCGAAGTAAAAATCGGTGATGTAGTCACTACAGCTGGTGGAGAAAAAGTGAGAGTAAAAGACCTTACACCACCTAGAACAGTTGCTACATCTGCTGTAAACGCAAGTAATGAAAGAATTACCATTACTTCACACGGATATACTGCAAACACACCACTCACATATAGTGCAGCTGGTGGAACTGCAATCGCTGGAATCACAGACGGACAAATCGTATTTGTTAAAACTGTTCACGATGCAAATACAATAGATGTATCTGCAACAGAAGGCGGTTCAGTAATTAATATAACTGGAACTGGTAATAATTCACAAACATTTATTGGTGAAACAAATACTGGTATGACATTAACATCTGATTTTGGTGGAAGTACAGAAAGTGGTGTTGCCGCAACTGTATCAAGACCACCAATAAACGGACACGGTGGAACTATTGATAGCACTGTATTTGGTATAGATGAAGGTGAATCTGTTGCTGGTGTTGATAATGTGACTGATATTGCATTAACATCAACTACTGGTGCAAGATATGTACAAGCACCAACTATTACTGTTGCAGGGCCAACTGCAAGAGTTCTTACAACTGCAAATGTTTCACTTGCAAACGATACATTTACCATTACAGGCCACAATATGAGAACTGGTACATCTATAACTTATAATAGTCAAGGTGGAACTAATCTTGCACAAAATAGTGGTAACATTACAGATGATACTGAATTATTTGTTATTCGTGTAGATGCAGACACTATTAAGTTAGCAAGTTCACTTTCTAATGCACAAGCTGGTACTGCACTTGATATGACTGGTGGTTCTAGTAATGTTGGTAATAACTCACAAACATTAACTGGTACTACTGCAACTGCAACTGCCACAGTTTCTGGTGGAGCTGTTTCTGCAATTACTGTAACAGCAGTAGGTTCTGATTATCAATCTACACCAGCTGTAACAGTTGAAGCACCAAAAATGACAATTCCAACTGGTAATGTAAATGCTGGTACTAATGTAATCACATTTACTGGACACGGACTAACAGATGCTGACCAAATCACTTACAACCAAGTAGGTGGTGGAACTTTAATGACCAATGTAACTAACGGACAAACTGTATTTGTTAGAGATAAAACTGACGATACCTTTAAGATTGCAGCTACTGAAGGTGGAACTGCGATTAATATTGGTACTGGTCATAGTGCTCAAACATTTACTATTGTAACTGGTGCAACAACAGCAACTGCTGTAGCTTCAACTGGTTTAGGTAATGACGGTGATAGTAACACCACAGAACTTAGCCATGTAGGTTGGGTTAAGAAAACAGTAGGTACTGGTGGTCGTGCTGGTAGAGTTCAATATGAAACTCTAGTTGCTGCTTCAAGTATTTCTGGTGATGCTGCTGATGATATCGCACTACCAGATAGCTAGAATCTAAATTATAGGAGTATATTATGTCTTTGGAATTAAAAGATATTGAGACGAGAAAACAAGAATTACAAGTTGAATTATCAAAGGTAGAGAATCAACTTGTAGAGGCACTCAAACAAGTAGAGTCGTTGAAACAAACTAAATTCTCTATCGCTGGTGCCATAGCGCTTTGTAATGAATTCGGTGAGAAAACTGATGTCGGAAAAGATGAAAATTCTGATGCCGACAGTAACATTCCCCACACTATTGCTGGGGTTTAGACCATAGGAGATAAAATATGGCTGATAAGAAAATTACTGCGTTAACAGACTTAGGGTCTGGTATCGCAACTGCTGATTTATTTCACATTGTAGATGACCCAACTGGTACACCTATCAATAAGAAAATTTCAGCTGCGAATGTATTTAACTATATTCCAACATTTATTGCAACTAACAGTACAGAAGCACTAACTAATACTTCTACTGCTGTTTCAGTTTCTACTGCTGTTTCAACAGTTGATTCATCTGGTGGTGCAGTAACTGTAACACTTGCAGCTGGTGTAACTGGTCAGTTGAAGACAATTATTTGTACTACTGCTGGTAATAACATCACTGTAACTCCTGCCGCCACAGTTGGTTCTGGTACTACTGTTGTACTAGATGCCGCTGGTGAATCAGTATCATTAATGTATACTGGTACTGCTTGGGCTGCAGTTGCAACTTCATCTTTCGCAACAAGTATTGCTACTGTCATTCAGTAATGTCTGACTTAAAGATGAAAAGTAAAAAGATGGGTGACCATCTAGATACTATGTTGAAAAAATATAAGAGAGGTGAAAAAATAGGTTTCACTGCTCTTGCAAGACTAAAGGCACGAGGTTTAATTCCTCGTGCTGATGGTTCAAAGAAAAAAAATAAATTAGGGAAATCATAATGATAGATTTTAAACAGTATATTACTGAACTACGAGGGCCGAAGCCTGCGAACTCTAATGCACAACACGACTCCGACCACGATATGGTTGATGTGTCTGATGATGGTGTTGTTAGAAAACTTAATTCATTTTTGGGTTGTATTGCCGAAATGGATCATATGTTACCAGAACAAACTATTAGTGTTGTGAGAAGAAGACTTGCAAGTATTGGATTAACATTTCCAAATATTGATGTAGTAGAAGATTCTGGAAACATATCTGCACCGTTAACACAATTCGGTGGTAGATTTGGTAAAGACATTGACACACCTCACAATGAGTTTGTTAATGATGATGGTATTTCACATAGAGTTGAAGGTGGTCGTTCCATTAATTTTGTTTATGAAAAAAAAGAAAATGGAAAATTCAAGGTCACTGCCGAAATTAAATAATGTTTGAGAAAATAACTGTTGATAATGTTATGATGTATGCGATGAAACATTATAATAATCCTCAAGGGGATAATGAAAAAGAATTTCTTGATGATATGAAGAGATTCAAATATATTAAGAGATTGTTGAGAAAGTATCAAGACAATGGGCCTTTGAAAGAACGATTGATTTTAAATCACATAATTGTTTTAAATAATGTCTTTGGTGCAGATGCGTGTTCAACACTTTTATTATTTAAATTAGAAACTTCGTTATGGAAATATATAAAACCATTTATGGAATTTTTAAAAATTCTTCCAGAAGGTGAGTTAAAAAATATAGAGAATGACGAAAAAGTAGAAAGTATTTTAAGGAATATTTAATGGGAACTGCGATAGATTTATTTGTAACTTATAGGTTTATTAAATTATTAGTAACGCCTTTTGAAAAAACTGATGCATTTAAACTTGGTATTATTAACGAAAAAGGTTTACGACAAGTCGTGCCTGGAACAACAAAACCAACACCTCTTTCAACAATCAAAGAAAGAAATGCATATACTGTTCTCCACAAGTTAGTATTCAATATTAAAAGAATTTTTGCAAGAGTGCCTGGACTAGGTTCTAAAGTTGGAACTTATGCAGCTGCACTTTTTTTATTAAAGGACACATTCAAAGAGGGTGTTGACCCTAAAATGTTTGAAAGAGAATTTTTAAAGTTTATAAAAGAAAATGATATTAAACTAGATGACACGATTACTGAAGAAGTTGATTTAGTTGATGGTAAATTACCAAAAGGTGTTTATAAACTGTCAAACGATATTATAAAAGATGATGATGAGGATATACCTTTATTAAAAAAAGATGATGATGTGGAAACATTAGAGGACACATTACCATCTGATACAGTATTAGGAGTTCCAGTTTTTGCAGTCCTACATACTAATAGTAATAGTAAGATTTTTGTAAGTATGGATGATATTGAACCAGTATCAGTAGAAGATGCATTAGGAGAAATTTAATGGATAAGAAAAAATATGTAAGAGTAGACCCTTTCACTGGATTCCCAGAAAAAGATGTAAAAGAAGATGCACCGACAACATCTACTGCT